TAACGGGTTACAGATACTGTCTCTTTTGGGAAAGGATCAAGTGGGGGCGTCGAAAACGAACTGCACCGCCTCCACGGAACGCAAAGACCTATATCTGGAAGTTGGTCTAGCAGTTCGGACGATAATCGAGAACATTATTGTGAAGGCCGAGTGCTCGACCGAGTCAGATGCTGCACATGCGTGGTACGAGGTGATGCAGGACGACAGACTTGCTCGCAAAGTTGTCAAACGTGCTGTGATGACTACAGCTTATGGAGTGACACCGGAGGGGATACGCGAACAGCTTGTTGCCGATAGAATGTGTGACCCCCTCACTATCCCCCAAAGCCTCGAAAACTTACCTGTCCTTCAAGCCCGACATAAACTAGCGTCATTTATGCGCGACTGGATTCTTGTAGCTCGGGTAGAAGTTGTCAGTGAGGCCGTCAGGATCATGGATTACCTGCGGGACTCAGCCAAGGTAATGGCTGAGAACGGTTACCCCTTAAACTGGGTGACACCCGATGGCTGTAAGGTCTCTCAAAACTATGTGGTGCTGAAAGAGAAACACGTCCGCACATTCGACAACTGGATGCGTCGGTTACGTAAGCGCACCGATCAACTGTCCCCAGGTAAGAACGCAGGAGCCGCTGCACCGAATGTCGTACACTCGTTGGACGCCGCTATGTGTCGAATGGTCGCCACAGAGTTGGTCAATCAGGACATACAGGATATGGCTTTCGTACACGACTCTTATGCAGTACATGCCTGCCACCTCAACCAACTCAACCACATTATTAGGGAGGTCGCTGTAGATATTTTCGCAGGTAACTGGCTGTCGGATGAGCTACACCAGGGACTACTCAACATGATACCGAATGACATGCGGTTGCCCGAGCCGCCAAGGCAAGGCAAGCTTAACGTCAAAGACGAGCTACCAAATGCTCGCTATTTTTTTAGCTAACAACTACAGGAACTCACTGCTATGCTAACTACTGTAAATAAACTCAAAGAGAAAACCCAAGAAGACGTAGGCATCTATCACCACGTCGACGGCTGTTACACGCTTTTAGGCCCAGTGCCCGAAGGTATTGAGATTGGCACACCGGCATACATTGCCGATGGCGCTGCCGTACTACTACGCGGTATTGCCCACGTCGACTCGCCGTCCGCTGCCTATGAGCTGAGATTCAAAACGACCGACGCCATTTTACTGACTAAGCCGGAGCCCAAGGCACCCAAGAAAGTAAAGAAGAAAGCGGTCGAACAAGACATGACCGATGTCGATGACACCGATGTCGACAGTATGACCTAAAGAGCCAAACGCAGGAGGAAACTACTATGGCAAACGGTTATGTAAGATTCGCCACACAACCATTCGACGCAAGTTACCCATCACTAGATAAGCCTGACACTGAGTCTAAGTACCCTTCGGGGAAGTACGAAGTGTCTGGGTATCTAAGCGAAGCAGATGATGCCGCAACATTAATCATCCTTCGTGATGCAGTAGCGGGAGCAGCGGATGCTGAGTGGCCTGGTGTAAATATCGACGGGATCAAAAGCCCATTACGCGTCTTAGAAGACGGCAATGTTCGTGTCACGTTCAAGACTAAGAGCAAGCCATCTATCCAGGATGCAAGCGGAGCCGCGTTATCAGACGACGTAATTATCGGTAGGGGCGACCTTATTAGGGCAGCAGGTAACGCTAAGGCTTACAGCACAGCCGGGAACAAAGGCGTGACGTTCTACCTTAATACTGTCCGACTTATCGATAAGCGTAGCTCGGATGACGGGCAAGATGATCCCTTTGGGGGCCCTGATGAAGGATTCGGTTCGACAACAACAGTCGAAGAGCCGCAGTTCTAATGTCTACAAAACCGAAAGCGGGTTTCAGATCAACTTAGGTCTGCTACCCGCCGGACGTTTGACAGAAGAGCTAAAAGTTAACGATACAAAGCGCTTTTGGAACACGCTAGATACCAGCGCAAAGCAAGTATCCGGCATAACCATGCGGTGTTTCTGGAAGTTAAAAAAGACCGAAAGAGACGAGCTTAGAAAGATCGTATGCGACCACTACGACGTGCAATACACCCGCCCTGTCTCAAAGAGATGGGTATACGTGATGACCCACCCGTCATTTCCAGGTTCTTGCAAGGTCGGAATAACAAACAACGTGCGTACTCGCCTTTTTCAGTACCAAGTTGGGTGCCCAATCAGAGCATACCGGCTTGAGTATGCACGCCAATATCAGGACGTCGATACCGCTGTAGAAACTGTCTACCAGCGTCTTGACGACAAAAGACTTAAAGGGGAGTGGTTCGAAGTAGTAGCGACTGAAGTCATCGAAATGCTCACAGAACTGAGTGAGGGTTACGAATGAACATAGACATCGCTAGTCTCGAAGCCGCGCAGGAATATTACATACCAGTACCGCCCGTACCGGCCAGCAGACCAAAGGTTGCACGGTTTGGCACGTACTACAGCAAACGACACCAGCAGTACGTGAAAGACTTCGCGACCTGCCTGGTTCACTACCCGCCGGTATGGGATTACTTACCAAAAGAAGAGAGATTGATAGTCGGCCTAGAGTTCGTATGCGCCCGGCCAAAGAAGGTGGTCCTTGCAGCTCCTCGGTACGACATCGACAACCTCAGCAAACTCCCCCTCGACTGCATGACCAGTGCTGACATTTTCTGGTACGACGACAGTCAGATCGAACTCCTGATAGCCCACAAACGGTACGCAAAAAAGAATGAGGAGCCGCACACGCTAGTGCGGGTGTACGCAATTTAGGAGAAAGGGATGACAACGTCAGAGTTAGTAGAAAAAAGGAGCTGCCCACTATGTCCGAGCAGTGACGCATTTGCCGTGTACGACGACGGCCACGGGTTTTGTTACTCGTGCCAGGGACATGTAGCACAGGTCGATCCGTTCGAAGAAGGACAGCCACCACAACCAACACAGAGGTCAAACAACGTGACGGAATTCGTAACAGGTAGCTACATCGATTTAGTAGATCGACGCCTGTTCGAGCGCACGTTAAAAAAGTTTAAGTACACCGTGTCCGAGGGCAACCATTACGCCCCGTACTTTGACAGTAACAACGCCTATGTCGCGCAGAAAGTACGAGGCCCCGACAAGAAATTCTATGTGATCGGAGACTTGTCTAAGGCCGGTCTATTCGGCCAGCAGTTATGGGCACCTGGTCAACGCCTAGTCATTACTGAAGGCGAGATTGACGCGATGAGCTACGCCCAGGTGACTGGGCTAACTTGGCAGGTCGTCTCTGTACCTAACGGCGCACAGGGCGCAGTCAAAGCATTACGCCGCGAGCTTGAGTTCGTAGAGAGCTTTGAGGAAGTAGTGTTTCTGTTTGACCAGGATGAGCACGGTAAGAAGGCGGCAGAAGAATGCGCCGCACTCCTGCGTCCTGGCTTAGCTAAGATCGCACAGTTACCAATGAAGGATGCCAGCGAGATGCTGATGTCGGGTAAAGAGGCAGAGCTAAAGGCCGCCGTGTACGCCGCCGTACCGTTCCGGCCCGATGGCATCAAGCGAGGCCATGAGGTCGACTTCGCTGACATTATCAAAGCTACGCCTAAAGGGTACGGTATTGCGTACGCCGGAATCAGCTCAGCATTGCGTGGTATTCGTAAAGGTGAGCTCATACTGCTCACAGCGGGTAGCGGCATAGGCAAGTCGACACTGGCGCGCGAGATAGGCTATGGCCTTATACGGGAGCACCGGCAGCGAGTCGGTTGGGTCATGCTTGAGGAGTCTTATCGCAAAACGATACAAGGCTTAGTCGCCATCGATAACAACACCCCCCTGGGCGATCTTATGGAAAAGCCCACCATACTCGACCAGTCTAGCTGGGATCAGTCGATGTCTGAGGTCGTAGCGATGTCTGACTTCTACGATAGCTGGGGCAGTTGCACCGTCGACACCCTGATGACCAAGCTTCGTTACATGGCTATCGGCTGTGAGTGTGACTTTATCGTGCTCGATCACGTCAGCATGGTGGTCAGTGGTATGGAAGTCGAAGAGCGTAAGACGCTAGATCTTCTTATGACTAACCTGCGTCAGTTCGTAGAGCAGACGGGTGTAGGCCTTATCGCTGTATCACACCTCCGGCGTAATGCGGGTAAGGACAGCTTCAATGAAGGCGGTAAGGTCAGTCTTACCGATCTCCGAGGCTCGGCCGGTCTCGAGCAACTCAGTGATGTCGTTATCGCGTCCGAGCGCAATCAGCAGGATGACGATGAAAACAAACAAGACATCACATCATTCCGCATTTTGAAGAACAGACCATTCGGTGTGGTTGGTCCAGCCGGACAAGCTAAATACATCCGAGATACTGGGCGACTGATGCCCTACGACGAGTCCTTCGATAGCGGCTCTGACTTTGACGACATACCTTTTTGAGGAGGAAGTATGAACAAGCGACAATTTGCAGACGAGCTGACTAGCGTCATCGATAACAACCTCGATGCCAGCAGGGATTTGATGGTCGGTGTAGTCCTAAAAGCTATAGCCAGAGAGCTATCAGCCTTCGATCTAGACACTGACGAAAACAAGCTACCTAACCATCCGCTGGCTCGCCTCATTTACATGTATGTGGACCGTGAGATTAGGGGGCGTATGCAATGCAAACAAGTGTAGCCGCAGCCGATCTGCTGAAGCTTATTTACGAGGCAGAGGAAGCGTATGACAAGAAACGTGGGTCAGCTTTGGCTCAGCGTATGCGTGTCCGGGCTATGAAACGCTTTGCTCTGGACTGCCGCAAACGCTCACCTAATACCAAAATAACGATAAGTCTTGAGGACCATCTATTGCTTACAGACTTACCGTAGGAGTACCACGTAATGGAACAACTCGTCGTAGATATAGAGGGGGACGGGCTGTTACCAGAACTGAGCAGAATACATTGCATCGGAGTGAGTGTCGTCGGAGAGAAAGACGTAATCACGTACACCAACGATGACGCGAACCTTCCATCAATCGAGGAAGGCCTACAAAGACTCAAAGCCGCACAGCGGTTAATCGGCCACAACTTTATCGGTTACGACATGCCAGCGCTTAACAAGCTCTACCCTGGCACCGTCGTGTTCGAGCAGGTTTGGGACACTATGACTATGGCCGCACTGGTCGAGCCATCGCGTATGTCTTTGTCACTAGCCAGTTTTGGTAAACAGTTTGGGTTTCCGAAAGGAGACTTCAAAGACTTTAGTAAGTACAGCGAAGAAATGAAGGTCTACCTAGAGCGTGACGTACAGCTCACCGCCCGAGTGTATGACCACATCCAACAACAGTTTAAGAAGCTATACCGATCTGGTAACGATTACCGGCCAGCCATTGCGTTAGAGCACCAGGTGCAACAAGGCCTCGCTTTACAAAGCAACCACGGCTTCCGGTTTGACGTACCAGCCGCAGAGCAATTGAGCGTAAAGCTCACCGAGGACATCTCGGCGCTCGAGCAGATGCTCAGTAAGGTGTTTTCCCACGAGTTCAAGCCTGTCACAGGATCGTGGGACTTTAAGACCCGCACCTGGCGCAACGTAGATACCTGGGAGCCTAGTGTAAACAACAAGAAGCTAGGCTACGTAAAGGGCGCACCACTTTGCCGGTGTAGCCATGATCTGTTTAATCCGGGCAGCCGTCAGCAAGTAGCCCGTAGGTTAAACGTCGCTTATGGGTGGGTGCCTACAGACTTTACCGGCGATGGCCGACCTAAGCTTGATGAGGGCACCCTGAGTAGCCTGGACTATCCAGAGGCACGCCTACTGCGTGAGTACTTTCGCAAGACTAAGCAGCAAGGCATGTTGTCGGAGGGCCGCAATGCCTGGCTAAAGCTTCACCGGCAAGGGCGTATGCACGGTTACGTTAGAAGCTGTGGGTCGCGTACTCACCGAATGTCGCACTCTCGCCCCAACATGGCACAGGTCGATAAGTCCAAAGCCATGCGCTCATTGTGGGTGCCTGATCAAGACCAGGTGTTAGTCGGTTGTGACGCTGACGCGCTAGAGCTACGCATGCTCGCCAGCTACCTACACAAGTACGACAAAGGTGCCTATGCCGAGGCTGTACTACGCGGCAAGAAAGAGGAAGGCACCGATCCTCACACCATCAACATGAAAGCAGCCGGACTGCTGTCTAGAGACAACGCAAAGACCTTGTACTACGCCCTGATCTACGGCGCAGGAGACACAAAGATA